AAGGATCTGTCTTTAGCGGCGCTCACACAAGCGGCACGGGCGAATGGATTCTGGCACCTTTGTTTGGCTGGGACTACCAGCATGCAAGGCCGAACGATTGCCTGCGCGTGAACAAGGTCAACGGGATGGAAGGCAACGAGGAAGATTCGCAGCGCTACGCGGTCGAAGGATCGAAGATCTTGTGCGACGCTGACGAGATCTTGCTTTCCTACGTTTTCCAAGAAACCACCACCGCCAACTGGCCGCAGGAGTTTGTCAATGCCTTTGCCCTGGTGCTGGCGTCCTACATCGCGCAAGAATTGACCGGACCAGCTGGACGAGCCGCAGAGCTTCGAGGGCAGTTCGAGCGCCTGATCGGACCAGCGGCGCAGCAAAAGGATTCTCGCCAAGGCAAAGGCCGCGCTCTTCCACCGTCCTACGACTCCGCGCTCGTTCGCTCACGTCGCGGCTTCATTTCCACACAATAAGCCATGCCTGAATTCCACCATCTAAACGTCAACTTCAACGGTGGCGAACTTACGCCGCTGATGAATGGCCGCGTGGACTTCGACGGCTACCGTTCCGGCTGCGTGCAGATGGAAAACTTCATGGTGCGCCCTTACGGTGGAGCGTTTAAAACTCCCGGCACGCAATACCTGGGCGAGGTGAAGAACTCGACAAAAAAGGTCAGGATTATTCCATTTAAGATCTCGCGTTCAGAAAGCTTTTTCATTGAGATGGGTGAGTTCTATTTTCGCTTTTGGAAAGAGAATGAACCGGCTTATTTAGTAACAAGCAATTCTTATAGCATTCCCAGTTATGCTAATAACATGGTTTACTATTTGGGCGAGATTGTAAATTTTTTTGGCGAGACATATTTGCGCATCGGTAACAGCGGAGGATCTGAAGCAACTTTTGCCATTGGTAACGTCGCTGGATATTGGCGTTTGTTATCAAGTTCAAGCATCGGATCTAAAGTGATTGAGTGGGCGCATTCTTTGACAGAGCAAGACCTTGCAGATGTTCAATGGAAACCAATTGGGCGAACGCTTATTCTGGTGCATCCGAAATATCAGCCCATCATTATTGAAAGCGTGCCGACTGACGGCAGCGTCAAAGATTACACGCGTGGATCTGCATGGAGCGACGCGTTTGGCATAACGCTGAGTTACAGCTTCGCTGTTTCAAATCTTGTTTTTGATTTTCCACCGTTAAAAGATCACTTTTATTCAGATGGAGGTTTAACTGTTACTTTAACCCATGGTTATCCAGCATGGGTTACAGGCGTCTCAATGCCCATTGCTAGCATCAGGTGGTCACGCGGAATCCTTTATGTCAGCCGCACGCTGCACACAAGTAGCGCTACATCTGAACCTTTGGTGGGTGCCACATGGACAAGCTTTTGGTATCCTGCCGCCGCGCCTGAATTGACATACACTCTGACAGCTTCGTCTCCTCTTGTTTTTGCCGGATTGGTAGCAAAAGATCAATTCATTTTTGATGGAACAGCCACCGGGACAAAAACATCGTTAGCGTCCACTGGGCTACTTACACCTTCAGAGCCTCGTTTTTTTCAAGGAGGATTTAGTGTTTCAACGGAATGGGCCAGCGGAGCAGCGCCTATTCACACGCTATCGCTTTATCAATCCAGCAATGGTGTAACGTGGGAAAAGGTTAATGAATGGCTTACGGCCAGCAGTGTTGCAGGAACAATTCTTTATACAGACAAAGCACCTGCGTCTGGCGCATTCTATCGTTTGCAAGCCAATGTCACCACGGGGTCTGCTAACGCTTTTGCGAAACTAGAGCCTCTTGATTCTGTGGTGACCCTGCCATTTGTGATTCTTTGGGTTACATCTTCCACCGTGCTAGCGGTGCGTCCCACGTTGAATAATGCAGCAGCGCCAAACGATGTGGTGGGATTTGCCGCCAACACTTTTTACACAGCAGCTTTTAGTGCGCAAAATGGTTACCCTCGTGCCATTGGTCTGCACAACTTGCGACTGTGGTTTGGTGGCACATCGAAAGAACCAAACAAAGTTCGAGCATCCAATGTGGATGATTTTTTCAATTTCAAAACTTCAGATCTTGATGACTCTGGATTTGATGTGACGCTGAACTCCAGCGAGTCCAACGTGGTGCAATGGATTGCTGGCTATAGGCAAGGCTTAGTAATCGGCACCGAAGGGGAAGAATGGACGCTTCAAGGTGCTGGCGACGGATCGGAAGTCTTGAAGCCTACGAACATCCAGGCCATCCAGCGCAATCGCAGCGGCTCAAAAGCAATAGCGGCAATTCAGACACGTGACGCTCTCTTGTGGTCTTCGCTCACAGGCCGCAAGGTTTTTGAGTTTGCCTATGTCTTTTCGACCGATGACTACAAGTCGCCCGATATGACTTTAAGGGCCGAGCACATTACTGAAAGTGGCATTGTTGCCATGTCATTCCAGAGTGAACCTGATTCGATTTTGTGGTGCGTTTTGGCAAACGGGACACTGCTGGGTTTCAGCTACAACCGAGAAAATCAGATCGCCGCTTGGTTTAATCGCACCACTGCCGGTGGTAGCTTTGAGGACGTCGCCACTGTGCGCAGCGAAGGCGATGCGGATCGCGTGTGGTTTATTGTGAAGCGCACGATCAACGGCGTCACGAAGCGCTACATCGAGCGGTTTTACCCGACTGCGCAGGAGTTTGATTTTACGACACCGCGAGACTTTTGTTATTTGGATTGCGCCAAGAAAATCACTCTTACTGGAGCGTCCGTCACAGGATTGTCCCACCTTGAAGGCAAGCAAGTGACGGCTTATGTTGATGGCAAAACGACTGAAGTGCATACAGTCACAGGTGGTGCCATCACATTAAATGCGGCGTCTTACATCTCTTTGTTTGTTGGTCTGCCTATCACATCCGTTTTACAGCCTAATCCTATTGAACAAGTGTTGCGCGATGGCACAGCGCAAGGACGCCACTTCAACGCACAACGGCTGCAATTGCTGCTTCATGCTTCTATCGGCGGCACCATCAGCAATGACCCAGAGTTGACCGGCGATGGAATCGGATACCCAACCTTTCAGCAAACGCCAGCGGTGCCAGCTACGTCACCAGCCACATTGATTCTCGACTTTACTGGATGTATTGCTGGTGATGAAGTTCTGGCATCTGTCACAGTAACAAATGGTGCGGGTGCTAATACTAGCTTTGCTGCTTATATGTTTGTTGCCGATCCTGGCTATGGTCCTGGCACTTGGATTAACACCACTTCACTTGCTAATGCGGCAGCTTTTGCGACTGCTTTTGCAGCATTTGCCACAGCGAACCTTCCTTTAGGGTTTACTTGCAGCGCTGTTGGTAACACAGCTAGGATCAACACGACGGAAGCGGGCGTCTTGGCAAAGCTCGAAGGCATAATTGATGATTATTCTGCGGCGGCTTCTTGTTCTGTTTCAGGTGGAGGATTTGGCTTTGCCAGCGTTCCTATTGGGCCAATCATTCCATTTACAGGCAGGCTGGATGAGCACATCACGCCAGAGTGGCAGGATGCCATCAGGTTGACTTTCAAGCATTCCGATCCGACACCTTTTAACCTCCTGGGCTTCGTGCTCAAAGCAGAGATTTCCGGCTCATGATTACCGTTCGCTTCATCAACTCCGACGACATGCCGCTCCTGCGGACGTGGGCGAAGCGGCGTGGCTGCGTGTTGGACGATGATTCCCTCTCGCCCCTCGGCGTGTTGGCGTTGGATGATGACGTCCCTATGCTGTGCGCCTGGGCGGCTACCATCCTCGACACGGCGCTCATGGAGATCGACCACGTTTACGCTTCGCCGCGTTTCACCAAGAAGATCGCCATCGAATGCTGGTCATTGATCATCGGCTCTTTTCGCCACCTTGCCGGAGAAATCGCCAAAGCGGGCGGTCGGCAGGTGAAAGCATTCAAAATTTCAGCGAATCCCGACATGATTCCGTTCATTAAAAAAACGGGAGGAGCTATCGGTAATCACCCTCACATCAACTGCATGTATCCTTTCTAAACATCATGGGACTTGAAACCGGAGTTATTATAGGAATCGTTTCTGCCCTTGCATCGGCTGGTGCCACTTATGCGAGCTATGCCACTGCACAGCAGCAAACCAAAATTGCCAACCGCAACGCGGAACAGGCAGCGGAACAAGCGCGGCTGAATGCCATTGGACAACAGAAGCAAATTGACGCGCAGGCCGCGCAAACCGCGAACGAAACGGCGGAAGCTCGCCGACGCATGGCGCTGGATCAGCAACGCGCTCGATCTACGCAGCTTGCCGCCATGAGTGGCCAGGGCATTCAAATCACCGGCACGCCGTTGGAAATTTTGGCAAACACTGCCGTGCAGCAGCAGCAGGAACTCAGCGACGCCGCTTATCAGCGTGATGTCACCATGCGCAATTTTGCTTATGAGCGCGAAAATGCTTTGGCGCTTGGGCAGGTGAACGTGAACAATGCACTGATGCAGCAACGAGAAGGCCCAAGCTTGGGAGCAACGCTACTTTCAGGCGCATCGTCTGCGATTAGTGCTTATGGCGGTTCAGGAGGAGGAAGCGGCTCGTCAAAATCAACAAGCGGCTCGTCAAAATCAACAAGCGCCCCGTCAAAAAAGTAGCAACCAAAACGAGATACTGACATGGCTCGAATCCCTCTCCAAAACGGCGGCGCTTTACCCGCTGCTCCCCAAGGCGCTCGTGTTCCGCTGGCGCAAAACCTGCCTATCGGCGAGACTCCCATTCCTCGCCAGGGTGAGCAATGGGCGAAAGCTCTTGGGCAGGCGTCGGAGGCGTTCCAGGTCATGGCGAAAAAGACAGCGGAAGCGAACGACACGCGCCAACTCATCGAGGCCGAGGGCGACATGCGTCGGCATGCGATGGAGTTTCAGCAGTTCCAGCAGACGACCACGGATCAGGACCAATGGCTACCTGAGTGGCAGAAGCGCCAGACCGAAATGCAAAAGCGAATGGACGGCCTAAAGCTGACCGATAACGCAAGGCTCCGTCTCACGTCGAGCTTTGGGCGGTGGTCGGATAGCAATGCCATTGCCATCCAAGGCGAAGCATTCAAGCAGTCAGTGGGGCGAGCAAAGCAAGCTGTCGTCAATCGCGCCAACGAGTCTGCGGCTTCGGGTGATTTCCAAGGAATCCAGTCCGCGCTCTCTTTGCTGCCGGTCGATTACACGACGCCCGAAGAACGTGATTCACTGCGACTTGAACTCGACGGCAAAGCCAAAGCGGTTGCTCGCGATCAAGAAAAGATGATGGCAGATACGATCATCAAGGAAAAAGGACTTGCCGGTGTCAGCGAAGCAAACGCCATATTTGTCGATTCGCCGCATTGGACGCCCGAAGAAAAAGCCAACATGAAAGCCGGGACGGCGCGTGCTGCCGAAGTGGAAAATCTCGCCGTAATTGCCAATGATGATCCACGCCGCGCATTAGAACTTGCTCCAGCTTTTGAGCAGGCTGGCAAGATTACAGCGCCCGAACGCATTCGCATCATGGACGCTGCGGATGGCAGATTGAATGCAATCCGAACCGAGAAAATTCAGCAATATTCCAGCCAGATTCAAAATGGCGTTCCCGACATCAACAAGCTCGCCGCTCAAATCTACGATGACGCCGACCTTGAAGTTTCTGACAAAGAGGGGCTGCAAGCGTTCCTCAAAATGGGACCGGTGAATGATCCTGTGAGCTACGCCAAATTGTTTTCTGAGGCTAAAGCTTTCGAGAAGGCCGAGGGAACCCAAGAGTATGCGCAGTTCGTTTCACGCGTTGGCATGGCGCTCAAAGGACCGGAAAAGGAAAGCGTTATGGCGACTCTTGGAGAAACCGTGAAAGCTCCAAAAGATGCGTCAACCCGTGCTTTCAATGAGGTTTACGCGATGGGTGCCGATGATTTGAAAAACGGATTATTTGGCGACTACTTGGGCAAGCTTGAAAATCCTAGCACAATGCCACCTCCCAACGTCCGC